TCACACGTCTGGGACGGCACGGAAAATTACTGATAGTAGGAACCCGTGTCGCTCCCGTAGATTTGTATAAAATGATACGTAGTGGCGACCAATGGACTGGTGGCAAGACCCCATTCACCTACTGCGCTATGCCCGCTGTTTTACAGTTTGATGAGAATCCGCAGAACTGGAAAACGTTGTGGCCTAAGACCAACATCCAGGAGAACGATTTAGATGAGCAATTCGAAGATGGGCTTTATCCCAAATGGGATGGACCCTCGCTATTTAAGCGTCGCTCTGAGGTCGCTCCGTCAGTATGGGCTATGGTCTACCAACAAGAAGATGTCCAACAAGACTCTATCTTTCCGCCAACAGCAGTTGCAGGATGTGTTAACGGTATGCGAAAGCGTGGACCGCTTAAACCTGGTACTCCAGGACACCCGCAAAGAGCAGGCTCAACCTACACAGTAATTGGTTTTGACCCTGCAGTCTCTGGTCGCTCTGCTTTCGTAGCAGTAACTTACAACCGCGACGATGGTCAAATATATGTACTGGACTGCGTTAACATGGCAGACCCAACACCTCAGAAAGAGAACGCTCTTATTCGTGAGTGGGTTGAGAAGTACCATCCTCAAGAGTTCCGTGTAGAAATTAACGCACACCAGAAATACTACGCTATGGATACGGACTTACGTAACTACCTAGCAACCTATGGTTGCCAATTAAACTCACACTTTACAGGCAAGAACAAGTGGGACACATCTTTCGGTGTAGCATCTATGGCTAGCCTTTTTGGTAGCATTAGTAATGAACGCTACCAGAACAACGGTATCATCGAACTACCAAGTAACGAAGGCTCAGAAGGACTTAAGTCTTTGGTGCAGCAGTTGATTACTTGGAAGCCAGATACTAAGAACCCCACTGACTGCGTGATGGCTCTATGGTTTGCTATCATTCGTGTACGTGAACTAATGCAACAGTCTTCTGCGGTGGGTCAGTACCAAACCAACCGCTGGGCTACCAGAAGTCAGAAGCAACAACGCATGTCATTGAACTTAGACGAAGCATTCGCTGAGCAATGGCAAGATACTTATAGTTAGGACAACAATGGCATTATCAATTGAACAGATTGCGGCGCGGGTCGAGAACCTTCGCTTTCGCAATGCAGAACGTGACGGTCGCAACCTCGACGTTCTTGCAGTTCGTAAAGGCCAGATTGCATCTGTCTACCCTGATTTCTTTCCAGACGGAGTAGATGCAAACGTAGTTGCTAACTTTATCGACATTGTCGCACGCGACTTGTCAGAAGTTATGGCTCCGCTTCCTGCGGTTAACTGCTCTGCTGCTAACTCCGTTTCAGATAGAGCACGTGGCTTTGCTGACCGACGCACACGTATTGCATCAAACTACTTTTCACATTCAGACCTTTCAGTACAGATGTACCAAGGTGCTGACTGGTATCTAACCTACGGTTTCCTCCCATTCTTTATTGAATTGGATGAGGAAGCAAAGTTGCCGCGCATCCGCCTAGAAAACCCACTGGGTGCTTACCCAGAATTCGACCGCTACGGACGCTGCATTGCCTTTGCAAAACGCTACATGACTTCTTTGGCAGAGTTAGTTTCATTATTCCCAGAGTACGAATACTCCTTGTTAGGTGGCTACGGCTACAAGCAGGATTTGAATACTCAAGTTGAAATGATTCGTTACTTCGACAAAGACCAATCAATCATCTACATCCCTACAAAGGATAATCTAGTTCTTTCACAGGCTAAGAATCCATTGGGTAAGATGATGGTTGTAGTAGCCCGTAAGCCATCTATTGATGATGAACTTCGTGGACAGTTTGACGATATTCTTGGAATTCAATTGCTGCGTAACCGCTTTGCGTTACTTGCAATGGAAGCAGCAGAGAAGTCAGTACAAGCACCTATCGTACTCCCACAAGATGTACAGGAGTTACAACTTGGTGGAGATGCGGTTATCCGTACTTCTAATCCAGCAGGTGTACGTCGTGTAGAACTTAACATTCCAGCAGGCGCATTTACAGAGCAAGGTTTGCTTAACCAAGAACTTCGCGTGGGTGCTCGTTATCCTGAATCACGTACTGGTAATATTAGTGCATCAGTTGTTACAGGACAAGGCGTACAGGCTCTTATGGGAGCCTTTGATACACAGGTTAAATCTGCTCAGGCAATCTTTGCATCTGCACTACGCGATGTAATTCAAATCTGTTTTCAAGTTGATGAAAAGATTTTCCCATCAGAGAAGACAATTCGTGGTGTAGACTCAGGTTCACCTTATGAAATTACATACTCACCTAAGAAAGACATCAAGGGTGATTACTCAGCAGACGTTCGCTACGGTATGTTGGCTGGTCTTAACCCAGCACAGGGACTTATCTTCATGCTACAAGCACTTGGTGGTGGATTAATCTCCAAGGATATGGCTATGCGTGAACTTCCATTTACAGTTAACGTATCTCAAGAACAAGAAAAAATTGAAATTGAAAAGATGCGCGATGCTTTACTTGGAGCGCTTACAGCATACACACAAGCAATTCCACAATTGGCTACAACTGGTGGAGACCCAAGCGAAGTAGTACGTAAGATTGCCGATGTTATTAAGGCACGCCAAAAGGGACAGGCACTTGAAGATGCAATCGAAGAAACATTTGCTCCAGAGCAACAAGTTCCTCCTGCTGGGGTTCCATCGGTTGAGCAACCGTCCCCTGTTCCCCCTGGTTCTCCAGTAGGAGGCTCTCCAGAAGGCGCACCAATGCCAGGAGGAATGCCAGAAGGAGCGCCACAAGCACCACCAAGTATTCAAAGTTTACTCTCTGGCTTATCTGGCGGAGGAACACCGACAGCATCAGTAAGAACAGTAACGCGTAGATAGCGAAAGTAGGGGACAATGACAACAATAATTGGCGTGCAATTAGAGCACGGCTGTGTTATTGTCAGCGATAGTAGAATCGCAGCAAGTGGTAAAGTATATACCCACCCCGATATGGTAAAGGCAGTTGAACGTGGAAGTTATCTTATTAGTGGTGCTGGTGACTATCGTGCTTTGCAAGTGGTACTCCATGGGTGGTCGCCTCCACTAGTTACTGTTAAAGCAAAAACAAATCTTTATGATTTTATGATTAACAAAGTTATACCAACATTAAAGACAGCACTTGTTACTGCTGGTGTAGAACTTAATAAATCATCAGATAACTCAGATGACAAATTTGAATTAAGTCTTTTGATAGCAGTCAATGGAACTCTTTTTGAAATTGACTCAGACTTTGCAGTAGGAATGAATAGCACAGGATTTTACGGCATCGGCTCAGGTGGTGACTACGCAGTAGGCGCACTACATGCTGGAGCAAGCACACTAGATGCAATGAGAATTGCAGCAATTAATAATAACGAGACGGCCCCGCCGTTTCATATTCTTGAACAAGAAACTAAGTAGGAGGAATAATGGCTGTAGAAAATCGTGGAGGAATGCGCCCAGACGCACCACAGAATAATCCTGCCAATATCAACCTACTTGGTGGCAATGGTCAGAGCGGCAGTGGCACACAGGCTGCAACTTATATTCCTGGTATGGGATACGGTCAAGGTAAGGCTTTAATGCAGCAGCAAGAAGGCGCAAAACTGGCTGGACCAACACGCACATCAAAACCATCTTTTAATGCAGGCTCTGCTCGTATGGGAGAAGCAGCATCAATGGTTATGCCATTAACTGCACCATCTGCTTTCCCAGAAGAAAATATTACAACAGGTGCAGCAATTGGTAATACCCCAGGGCCAGAAACATTAATGATGCCTCAGGAAGAGCCAGTTATTAATGACCCTGATTTAAATTTAGTACGCGAGTACTTCCCAGTCATCGAACTATGGGCAGAACAGGTAGACACTTCACAGGGTACTAAGGATTATGTAAATTACCTTAGGACCATTCTATGAATTTATGGGAATACATTGGCAATATTCAAAAGGACATGGGCAACAATGTCAATACTGATGCTGTCCCAGCAAAGAATGGCCGCATTCCTTTTGGTGTAAGCCTAGATACTGCAAAAGCAGTGCCAGCAAAGACTGGTAATACTGTCGTACAGGCACGTTTTGCTCCAACTCGTAAGATTACAAACGACGATGTTGAAAGATTACGCGTCAATGTTATTAAGGGTTTTACCAAGGCTACAGAATTTGCAATGAAATATACACCACTTGCGATTATACCTGCAATTGATGAAGCAACTAAGGGCGGACTTTCAAATGCTCTAATGGCTGGTGCAAAGAACGTGCGTTCTAACTACGCATTTGTTCGTGGTGCAGCAGATGAAGAAATTTCAAAAGGAATGCTCGCTGGTCTTAACCTAATTGCTGGTGGTGTTTCTGGAGCAATCGCTGGTGCTGGTCTTGGAGCAGCCGCTGGATTACCATTTGCTGGTATTGGCGCAGGACCTGGTGCAATCGGTGGCGGAATCGCTGGTTTTGTTACAGGAATTGCAACAGCAGGAAAAGTTTCTCGAAATATAGCAAAAGATGAAACACTTGGTAAAGGACTAAAAGAAAAAGCAATCTATGCTGAATCTGCAGTCGGTCAAGAACACTATAACTTTGGTAAAGACGTTGTAACCCAATTAGCACGTATTCAAGGATTTAAGACACTTGGCGATACCAGTATGGGTATTGGTGCAGTTACATCGGGTTTACTTAACTTTGGTTTTGAAGTTGGGCTTGACCCACTCCTAAAGGGAACTAGTGTCGCTGGCAAGACTGCAAAAGCAGCACTTGTTGGTGGAGTTACTCCAAAAAGTCAGGGTTTAGTTGCCGATTTTATCGGTCGAACAACTGGTCTAAGAGAACTTGAACTAGCAGATAAACTTGAGATTGATATCGATACTATCAAGAAAACTGCTGCAGGCGAAACAACAATCTACACACCTTTATTTGAGTTCTTAAAGAACAATGATGCTGCTACAGTACTTAATCACCCAACATTAAAGAACAATGATATGGGTAGCGTTGCTGCATCAGTACTTGCTGGAAAGTCAAACGAAGAAATTGGCCTTGTACTACGCATCGGTCGTGGTGATAAGAGTGCAATTGATGAACTTGAAAGTAACCCTAACTACGCAGATACTTATGCTGAGTTAAATCGCTACGAGTCTGGCATTGCTGCCCTCGAGCAAGATGGAATGATATGGTTCCGTCACGATAACAGCCTAATGATGGTTGGTAGCAAGTATAAGGACGGCGCAGACCTTATCAAGGCTGAATTAGAAGTACTTCGCAAGAAGAAAGACTTCATTGAACGAGCCATTAGCCTTGATTCTTGGTTGCAGACAGATAGAACTGTCTCCCAATTTCCATGGGTTGAACGTATGCGTGCAGATAAAGCAGTACGTGGTGCTGCTACAAAGATATCTGGCAAGACATATAACAATGAACTTATCGATGGTGTCCGCCAGGAAACAGAGTTTGGTGACATTATCACATCCGTGTACAAGAACAACCTGTTCTCTGTGCCAATTAGTTTTGTGAGCCGTCTTATTGACGATGCTCCACATATGACAGTTAACTTTAACGAAGGTGTACAGTCTGTTACCCGCGTACGCACAAGCCTACGTGATGCAGTAACTCGTAAAGTTATCGACGAAAAAGAAGCCCTACAAATCCTCAATGACTTTATCGCTGCACCTAATGAAGGTGTAAAGAACGAGATTATTGAGAACTATGCAAAGACTGTAATCCGCAATGCTGCCATCAACTATGGACATCATGAAGATATCGCAGAACTAGCGGTTAATACTTACATTAAGAACCATCGCCTAACTAAGCAAGAAGCAATGCAGGCTAAAGAGCAGAACCGTGCGTACATGGTTGGTCAAGATGGTACAGCAATGGCTGACCCACAGTTGATTACTCAACTTGCTAACGGTGCTTATCTTCCAGATATTGCAATTATTGACAAAGCATTCAAAGAGTTTGGAACACGTCCTGGTGCTATTACTAAGGCTGGACGTTCAACTCTATACGGTCTAAAGACAGCACTTGATGAACTACAAGCCATCTGGCGTGGTGGAACATTGGCACGTGGTGGTTTTACTGGTAACATTCTTCGTGATGCCAACTTCCGTGCATGGGCAGATGCGTCAATGTTTTCATTGTATTCACAACTTGGACTTAGTAGCCTAGATGCTGTAACTAATGGACTCAATACAGTAAAGAAGATTGCATCTTGGGAGAAGGACTCAATTAGTCCTAAGCGCAACATGCGCAATATTCGTCAGTCTATTGACGACAACGAAAAAATTCTAAAGAAGATGGAAGGCCGTCTAGAGCAAGAAGGTTTCTATAAGAAGCCTAAAAAAGGTGCAAAGCCTGTAGAGATTACACCAGCAATTCAGCGTGTTGTCGAATACAGAGACAAGATTGCAGCCACTCTAGCAGAACTACGTCGCCAAGAGAAGGCTATTGTTGACAATATTCCAACTCAGGTAATTAAGAGAGACAAGATTAGCGTATCTGGTTGGGAATTCCCAGCACCACTTTCTGGCCAACTTGGTGAGATTAGCCGTCAGAAGTTAAATGGCAGAGAAGAAATTCGTGGTGCGCTAGCATCTGTTCGTGAACTAGAGATGGAATCTGTACGCCGTGGAAGTTACGGTGGCAAGGTTTATCATGCTGTAGATGACGAAGCAGAACACCTTGTAGCATGGACTGACATGCTTAATAATCACTTGCGTAACGACCCTCTTGCAATCAAGATTATGGAAGGCGAGATGAGTAAGCCAGAGTTAATGAACTGGCTACAAGAAAACTCTCAGCGTTCTTACATCGACCGCTTTGGTTTAACTGTTGTTGAAGAGGGCAAACCTCCACGTCGCTTACGCCGTGATGATGCAGAATACATTTATGACCGTGTTAACTTTGCGGTAAACAGTATCGCTGCTAATGAGCAGGTACGTAAGTTAGTTCTTAATAACCAGTTAACAGCGGTTGAACTTAAGAAACTTTATCCAGTAGTTGCAGAACGTCCACCAGTATCTGGAGATGTTACAACTAATGCATTAGGCAATGGTAACTTAGCACGTCGTGCAGTTAACCTACAAAAGGATGTAGTACAGTGGCTTGCAACACAGCCAACATCACGTCTTAACTACAATCATTATTTCGCAGCAAAGTACTATGAGAAGTTAGAAACTCTAGTAATGAATGCTAATGAACGTGGTGTAATTCCTGGCGCAAAACAGAAGTTACAATATGAGAAGATTGCTCGTTCTTATGCAATCAATGAGTATCGCAGTAAGATTAACGCGTTTTCAAAAGATATGAACTTTGCTGGACTAATGAACTATGTTATAGCCTTCTTCCCTGCGGTTGTAGAACAGTTCAGAGCATACGGACGTATTATGATAGATAACCCAGAGTTACCTATCCGTCTTGCTTACGCAGCCCAGATTCCAGAATACATCGCAGATGTACAGGAAGATGCCTATGGCAATAGATACATTGAGTACACTATGCCATACACAGGACTAAAGGCACGTTTTGGAGTTGAATGGTTTAACCCAATTAACCCAACATCTGGTTCTATTCTATCTGCTGGTCCATTAGCGACTACTGCTGCTAACCTTGCGGCTAAGCAGACAGACTTTGCTGATACTAAACTGGGTGCTTTCTTGCTACCATTTGGTGTATCAACTAACAACATGTCTGCTTACACTCCTAACACATGGAGAAAAGCATCTGAACTTTACAATGCCTGGAAAGGCAACGGAGAGCAGTTCAACAAAGATGTAAACATGATTTCCAAGCAGTACTTGTTTGACTTTATCGAAGACAACGATAGGCAACCGAATCCGTCTGAAATGAATCAGATACAGATTCGTGGAGAAAAAGATGCTTTGGCATTGTCTGTATTGAAGTTCGTATCATCAGTGACCCTGCCACAGCAGCCAAAAATGCGTACAGCAATTTCGTTCTACCAGGACAGGTTTAACGAAGCAATTAAGCAAGACCCAATCAATGGCGCAGAAGAATTCATGAAGGATAATCCTGAATACTTTATGCTTGCTGACAAACTAACGAATAACCTATCTGGTGTTCGTTCAGATGAAACAGCAGTTGCTTTGTTGCAGCGTAATAATCTAGCAGTAAGAGAAATAGTTACAAATGTTGCAGACTTAAGCGCATTAGGCGCAGTCTTTAATGATGATAACTATGCATTCTCTAGTTCAGCAGATGCTTGGCTTCGTACACAGAAGATTCCTGGTCTAGATAGCAAGTACAAGGCTAGCGAAGCATCACTTCTTAATATGAAGTCAACTGTTGTTAACAAGGGCTGGACTGATTGGTTTAAGTTAATTCAGGTAGTTTCAACAGAGATGAAGAAACCACCGTACAACCTAGACCCTGCACGTGGCTACGGAGACGTAGTTCTACAGCAGTACAAGGACGCTTTCATCGAGCAACAGAAGACTGAAAACCCTATGTGGTATGATGAGAAGATTAACAGTTCTGGTGGTGGCGACAAGGGTAGAATGGCTAGCGTTATCAAGGCTGTTACTATCGCTGCTAATACACCCGAGATGTGGAAAGACCTATCTCAGCAACCACGCTGGTCTGCTATTGTTGAATACATGAACTTCCGCTACCAAATTAACGATGAGTTAAAGCGCAGAGATGTTGGATATAATACCAAGTCAGCGATTGACCTACGCAATCAAGTCACACTTAAGGTGTGGGAGTTACGTAACAAGGATGTAAAGTTCGGTCAGTTCTATGACAGATATTTTGATGGAGATGACTTTAGCGTTATCTTCGATTACACACCACCAAAGAGGAGCAAGTAATGGTTGACCCAGTTATCGGTCGTAAGCCTACACCTACACCATCGCCAACGGCTACTCCTAAGCCAACCGCCGTTCCTCCTGGTCTTAGTGTATCAATTGCAGAGGCTGCAAGAAATACTAGACTAAATCTTACTCCACCTTCAAACGTGGCTATTGACACGGTTAACTTTGTGACTAGCCTAACCAAAGCACAGATGAAGCAGATTATTCCGTGGCTAGACAAGTTTGGTGCCAGCAAGGTAGATATCTCAACTATCGGCAACGCTAAGAAGTTCTTACAAAATAACTTCAATACCTATATTGAGAACGCTGGCAACAGTGTAACTAAACTAATCCAGTTATTTAAGGATGACTATCTTCCATCCTCAGACCCAGATGCTGGCAAAGTAAAGCCTAGCGGTGTTACTCAGTATATTACTGAAAAGTCACCAGCATTGCTAAAGCAAAATGTCGACAAGTTTCTTTTAGAAAACATTGGTAGCACTAATATCAAAGAAGAGTCTCGCAAAAAAATTATGGATGAGATTCAAAAAATGATTGACGAAGGTGTTACCACGACCAGTAAAATGGACAAAACTGGTAAAGTTAAAACAGTTCAAACTGCTGGCTATAGCGAAGAGCGTGCAGGCGCTGTTGTAGAGCGCGTCGCAAAAGAATTAGAACCAGAGAAGTATCAGCAACAGAAAGAACGAAATTTTTATACAGACTTCATTCTGCAGGCAGAACAAATGCGAGGTGGCAGATAGTGGCTGATTTATCAGGCTTTAGAGCAGCAGAGGCTGTATCTGCGGCTGACATAGCAGGAGATGCCGTCAAGGGAATGTCGCCTGGTGCTGCATGGATATTTAATGAAAAAACAAATAAGTGGGAAAAGCCTACACGGCCAACTCAAGGTAATAAGACATTTACTTGGGATGATACTAAGGGCTGGGTAGAGTCTGGTGTAAACACTAGCAAACTTACAGCAAGCCTTGGCTTTGTTCTTTCTCGAGCACTTCTTGATGACCCTACATATGGTAAGGGTCCTGGAGGGCTACAAGAGGTCTACGACCTATGGGCAGTTGGCGATGAAACCGAAGCACTTAATAAATATTTTCAGTCTAACTACTACTTAAAACTAGGTAAGACTGCTGCTTCACGTTATTCACTAAAGTTGAATCAGCCAGAAGTCTATGCTGCTGATGAGGCTGCTTATATTTCTAATCAAAAGAATCGCCTATTCAAACTAGGCGTTCGAGTTGATGATGCTGAACTTACTAAGTTACTAAAAGATGCATATTCTGGCAACTTAACAGATACTCAATTAGATTCATCTATTGCTTTAACAAATAGTTTTGGTGGCAAGTTCGGCGGAACGATTCTAGGGCAGATACAAGAACTTAAAAATACTGCTCGTTCTTATGGATTATCATATACAGAGGCTAAGTACAATCAGTGGGGTGCTGACCTATTCGCAAATCGTATTACAGATTCAGAAGTTGAAGAAGCGATTAAGACTGAATCAGCAAGTAAGTATCCAGCATTTGCAGACCAGATTATGAAGGGCGTAACTCTTGATGCATTGGCATCTGCTTACAAGTCTTCAATGGCTACAATCCTTGAGATTGATGCAGACTCTATCGGTTACAATGACCCAACTCTCATGAAGGCACTACAGTATGTAGGACCAGATGGCAAGCCATCAAGTAAGCCACTATGGCAATTTGAATCAGACTTACGTTCTGATGCTCGTTGGCAGTTTACAAACAATGCTAGAGATTCAGTTGATTCTTTGCAATATAAGGTTATGAAGGATTGGGGACTAATGTAATGGTAGATACAACAAGCCTTGCTGGTATTTTAGCAGCATCTAAGACTACTCCTAAAACAGCGGCATTGACTCAAGCAGAAATTGATGCTAAGACTGCAGCAGTTGTTGCTGCTGGTGGTAAGTCTACTGACCCTGCCAATCGCCTTCCAGGTGAAACAGCAACGCAAGCAAATGCACGTATTACTGCTGCGTATAAAGAACAACCTAAGCCTGAGTTAACTCAAGAAGGCAAAGCAGCAGGAGCGACAATTGAATTCATTCGCACTGGCGCTGGCGGTGTTGGTGTATACAAAGAAGTTTTTCCAACTGGAGTACCAATTCCAACAGTAAGAACAACAGTTTCTGGCGCTCAAGTTGATGCAACTGGAAAGCCAACTGGAGGAACGGGAACACCAGCAGTGGCTACTGTACCTGCCGATAAGGTTGTTACTAGCACGCCTGCTGTTAACCCTAATGCAACTCTCGCTGCTGGCGGTTCTTCTGCTGGTAAGGATTCAACTGGAAAAGAAATCTTTTACAAAACAGAAGGCGGAAACGGTGTAAGTTTTTATTATGCCGATGGCTCCAAGGTTCCAGTAGACAATCTTGTCAACGTTCCACAGGCTGTTGATTTTTCAAATGCTGGTTGGTCTATTCAAGGCTTGCCAGTAGGTCAGACTCCTGCATCAGTAAAGTATGCAGATATAATTCGTAATGAATCACAAAAGGGGCCTCAACCTGGTGGTAATTCATATATTGCTGGAGATGTAGTAGTTGTTAACGATGGAAATGGTATTAGCCTATACAATCTTGACGGAAAACTTATTTCTGGCAAAGGTTCGCAATACCAAATTGGCATGGGTACAACTGGCGGAAAGCAAATTAATATTGCATCTGTAGGAGTATTTGGTACTCCTGACTACATGCCAAACAAAGCAACAGTAACAACAGCAACCGTTCCTTCACCATTTACCACTGCTACAACAAGCACTGCTACAACAAGCACTGCTACTACTAGTACAGCAACCACAAGTACTGCTGGGCTAACAACAACTCAGTACA